TTATTAACAAAACAAAATACTAAATGGAGTGGACAAAAAGAAATTATTGGTAATAGAGGTTTACCTCAATCAGTAGCAGACTTTGATCCTTCACTACTTGGAATGACATTAACTGATAGTACAAAACGTGATGCAGATGGAAATTTAAGTAGGTCAGGAAAACCAGTTAATTTAACAAATAGGATGATTACTTTAGTTAATAAATTATTTAACAAATCTCCAACATTACTTGAAGATATAAAATTAGGTATTGTAAGTAAACCACTAAATGAATATACTTCTGAGTTTGAGGAAGGTCTTATAGATGCAGGAGAATATTTAAATGGTACTCCTACAGATGCAGCTTCATCCGTGAGTACAATTGATTGTGATACTTATTTTCCACTTACAGATCAAGATACTGTTGTCGATTCTGATCTATATATTAATATTTAGTTATGGCCGTACAAATTTTATCTCGACGTTCTAGTGTTTTACATGATCGCCCCTTCCCCATTCGTTTGGGTTCTGCTGAGTTGGCTGTTAATAATAATCCAGGTGACCCTGGACTCTTTTTTGCTGATAGCACAGCTTCTCCTTCTACGGGGTTAGTTAAAATTGGACCTATATCTGTAGGTACCGCTGCTCCAAATGTTTCTGCTGTAGGTTTTACATCTAATAGTAAAGGTGAATCTTGGTTAGATACAAATAGTACTCATATTTTAAAAGTTCATGATGGAACTAACTGGCAAATGGTAAAAGCAGTTGCTTCAATTTCAGCAGGTGTTCCAACAAATCCAGTAGATGGACAACTTCACTATAATAAATCGACAAATAAATTAGTTATTTATGATTTAGCTACTACTGCTTGGATAAATATTGGACCTTAACTCTTAGCTAGTAGGTGATCAAGTATTCTATCCAATTTTGTATGGACAGCTTGCATTTCTCGTAAAAAATCTTCTTTCAAAACGTAGTCATGGAGTACTTCATTCTTTAGTTTATCAAGATTACTTTCTACGTTATAAAATCTTCTGTCTAATTTCTTATTAAAATTACCTAAAGCTCGTGTTAAGCCAGCAAAAACACCGATGCTTCCAGAAATGATTGCAGCGATGAGTTCTACTTCCATTTTTACTTCCTTTTTCTCTATTCTAAAGGATTTTACAATTTAAAATATTAAATAGTTGGAATATACGTATGGCAACAGGATATGAACCAAATGTAGAGGGTGCTATTGCAGTCTTAATTGATTTAATGACTGCTAATAACTTTACAATGACTCGTCAACCTTATGAACCTAATTATCGAGGATTAGTAGACGCAATTATCGATGTAAAAGACGGATTTCCTGTTTTTTCACCAACTCGTGTTGGTTTTGACGTAACTGCCTTTGAAAATGTAGCTGATGGAGACGCAGTTTATATGAGATCTAGTGATGGACAGGTTGGAAAAGCTAGTGCTGCTAATGGTGCTCTTGAAAATGCACATGTTGTAGGTTTTGCAGATGCAGCTGCGTCTGCTGGTAATGATGTCAAAGTTTTAGTAGCAGGTATGAAAACAATGTCTGGAATTGACCCTGGAGATTTGTATTTTTTAAGTCCTACAACTGCTGGAGCTATAACAACAACTGCACCTACTGGTTCTGGACAAGCTGTTACAAGAGTTGGAGAAGGAGCTACGTCTACTTCTTTTAGTATTTACGTTGAACCTCCAGTGAAGTTAGCATAATGGCTGGAACAAGTAATTATCCTCCATACGAACCTAATGCTAAAGGTTTTACTGAGGCTCTTATAGATTTCAAAGATACGTTAGCTGGTAGAACAGTTTACTCTGTTGCTGGTTTTGAATCTGTTGCGTTTGAGAATGTATCTCAAGGACAACCTTTATATGCAAGAAGTAGTGATGGAAAATTAGGTTTAGCTAGAGCTGCTGGTAGTGCAGATGAAGCAAGAGTTGTTGGTTTTGCACAAACCAGTAAATCTGCAGGTGGAACAGTGAGATGTTTAGTTTTTGGTAATTTAGCAACTTCAGGATTGGATGCTGGAGAACTTTATTTCCTTAGTACAGGTTATGGGGGTATAACAACTACTCCTCCTTCTGGTTCAGGACAATATATGACAAGAGTAGGTGAGGCGATATCAAGTGCTTCTTTGCACGTAAGTTTAGAACCCCCAGTTAAGGTTGGTTAAAATTAAGATATGGCAACAAGAAAATCCTTAGTAATAGTTAGTGGTTTGTTTCAGGAGTTAAACACTTCTGCAGATAAATTAGATCTTGGTGGTAATACATCAACTGATATCCCTGAAGGTACTAATCTTTACTACACAAACGCACGAGCCAGAGGTGCTGTTTCTGTTACAGATTCTGGTGGTTTAGGAAGTTTAGCTTATAACAACAGTACTGGAGTTATTACATATACTGGGCCGTCTAACTCAGATGTTACAAGTTTAATAAGTGTAGCAAGTGGTTCTGGTTTAACTTATAGCAATGGTGAGATTGGTACGAATGCAATACCAAACAACAAGTTAGCTAATAGTTCATTGACTGTTGGTAGTACATCTATTAATTTAGGTGCAACAGCATCAACAATTGCAGGATTAACTTCATTAACAGCAACTACTCTTTATTCAGGAGCTGCTAATGCTGCAAACTCAATATCCATAGGAAGTGGGGATATAGTTTTTGAAGGGTCAACTGCTAATAGCTATGAAACCACGTTAAGAGCAGCAGATGCAACCGCTGATCGTGTTATTACGCTACCAAATGAAACAGGTACTATTTTAACAACAGCTTCAAATATTAGTCCTACAGTCGATACTTTCACATTAGGCAGTACATCTATACAATTAGGATCTACAACTACAACAGTTGCAGGGTTAACTGCTTTAACAGCAACTACTTTATATGCAGGAGCTGCTAATGCTGCTAACTCAGTATCTATAGGGACTGCTGGACTTGTTTTTGAAGGATCGACAGCTGATGGTTATGAAACCACAATTAATGTTGTGGATGCAACAGCAGATAGAGCAATTAACTTCCCTAATGCAGGAGGTACTGTTGCACTTCTTTCTTCTTTAAGTGTTGCAAGTGGTTCTGGACTTACATATAACTCAAGTACAGGTGCTTTCGGTACAAGTAATATTCCAAATGCACAATTACAAAATAATTCAATTACTCTTGGAAGCTCTTCTGTAGCTTTAGGAGGAACTTTAACTACTCTTTCAGGAATAAGTTCTTTCAGTTGTGACACAATCACCACTAAAGACAGTGGTTTTAGAATACAAGATAACGCCGACACCTCAAAACAATTAGCTTTTGAGTGTTCAGGAATATCGGGTAGCACCACTCGAACGTTAACGGCGCCTGACGATTCAGGGACAATATCCACTGAAAGTTTTGCCACCGCAATAGCAGTTGCATTAGGATAGTCTTATGTCAACCCAAGTACAATTCCGAAGAGGCACTACAGGAGAAACTGGTACTTTTACTGGTGCTGTAGGCGAAGTTACAGTTAATACCACTCTTAATACATGTGTCATACATGATGGATCAACTCCAGGTGGTTTTTCTTTATTAAGAAGTGATGGAAGTAATGCATCATTGTTAGCAGGATCAGCAGGAAGTCCTACTTTAAGTTTTATAGGTGATAGTAATACTGGATTATTTTCTGGTGGTCCAGATCAGATAGGGCTTTCTACTGGAGGTAGTGCTAGGCTTACAATAGACTCATCGGGTGTCGTGACTTTTTCAGGAAATGTCTCCATTAGTGGAGATTTATCTGTAACTGGATCATACCCAGACAACCTCGCTCTCATTGTTGCTCTAAGTTGATATGGCAAATACCTTCAAACAAGCTACAAAATCCAGTTTAGTTACAGATGCTATTAGTTCGACTAATACGAATATTTTTACTGCTGGAAGCTCTTCTACGCTTATTCTTCTTAGTGCTATGGTCGCTAATAAGACATCGTCGAGCGTAAATATAGATCTTTATATTGTACCTAATAGCGGTAATGCTGTGTATCTTTTAAAAGATGTACCAGTACCTGCAGGATCTTCGTTAGAGCTTATTAGTGGAAGTAAAATTATTTTAGAATCTAGTGACATTTTAAGAGCTAGATGTGATACAGGTAGTGCAGCAGACATTACCGTTAGCTACCTAGATCAGACTTAAGATTATGGGATTAACACTTGTTGGCGACATTGCTGCGCTTCAAACTCAGTTTGAGACAATTAAAGAGGAGGTTGACAAGCAATTTGATAAGACCATATTAAATTTAGAAGAAACAAGTTGGGCAATTATTCGTAAAAAAAGAGATTTTCTTTTAAGAACAACAGACTGGACAATGACTCCTGGTTGTACTGTAGATCAGTCAGCATGGGCTTCATATAGACAATCCTTAAGAGATATACCTCAAACATATCGAGTAGATGGTTATAGTGCTGTTAAATGGCCTACTGCTCCATCGACAAAAGGACCTCATACTGACTAGAGCTGTATAAGGGCAGAATACAATAGAAGATAATAAGTTACTAAATACTAAAGATGTATATTGGGAACGATCTGCAGATTGCACATCCTAGCTATAAGATAATTGACGATATTAGTTCAGGGTTTAACGGAAGTACAACTTCATTTGCTTTACAAGTAAACGGAGCAACTCCAGTTCCATTTCCGATCAGTACACAGCAGGTAATGATATCTGTTAATGGTGTTGTTCAGGAACCAGATCCTGGTGGTAGTGCAGGTTTTAAATTATTAGGTTCAAATATAGTATTTAGTTCTGCTCCAGCTAATGGACATGCTTTCTTTGGTGTCAT